CGTGGAAGTCAACAAAAGTATCAATGAAGAATGGAACTTCGATACGCTGTTCGACAACATCATTTGCGACACTTGCCACGAACACTTCTGTCTGATCTACCGCAACTGTTGTCTGAGCAACTGCGGCTGTACTTACAGCAACACTACCAGCAGTGCCTAATTCGCTAACTTTTTGTACAACAGGAAGGTCTTTTACTTTTTCAAGAAGCGACTTTTTAAGTTGCTTACTAGCTGACCTAGCTTGCTGAATAGCTTCTTTAGACTGCTCTTTAATCTCTTCAGAACTCTGGTAATCTTTTCCGTCCAAGACTTCGGACAGAGAATCCCGCAATTCTTTGAGTTTATTTTTGGCAGTTTGCTTATCCATTTACACAATTTACAATTCATAATTATTTACTTACTGCGGCACTTCCAAAATAAAAGGAAATAATACTGATAACCGCTGTTTTTATTTCTGGTAAAATTATGTAGCCGTGAAGAGTTTGGTAAGTTGTACCAGACATTAATCCAAACCATTTCTTGTATTCACTTGCTACTGTTACACCCTCTTCGCTATGAGCTAAGATAAATGGTGCAATAATTACTCCAAATAATACTGTTAATACAATAATTCTACGTGTCCAAGCACCAAAGGCATCTACCCTAGCCGCTGCTGCATCTGCACTTGCGTCTGATGCTTTTTGTTTTTTAATCAAGCCTTCAGTTACTGCTGCTTGATTCTGTACTAAGGTGCCGATAAGTTTGAACAAAAATCCACTTGCTCCACCACCTAACATTGCTAATAGTTCTGTACTCATTTAAGTTCCCTCCACATTTTATAGATTGATAAAAGTGTTAAGGTAATTATAACTATTTTAGTAACCAAGCCTAATACTAAATCTATATCTTGTAATGTGTCGGATGCAATTAATCCAAATACTCCTACTGATAATCTTTGTAGTGTCTCTTCCATATTATTCCTCAATAACCTTGTATGTTACAGACGATACTGTACTAGCGTTTTCGTCTTCAGTTAAAGATATGTAATCAGTTACTCTTAATGACCACTTACCATTTGATAATTCTTTTGGAGCTGTTCTATACTGACTAGACCCTTTTTTTACGGATGGGTCAGTGCTATAAAAAGGTAAGTTCATTGCTCTACCTTCTACCTCAGCTCTAGCTAAAGAGGTTTCGTAATCATCGTGCACTAAATATTTTTCGCTCATAATTATGAAAGTGTTATATTATAATAATTTGCTATATCTGATTCTATATCTGCATCATATTCTATATCATTATACAATATAGCTTCAGACATAGTACCTTGTAATCCAAAAGTGTCATTTCCAGTAGTAGTACTATTTTCTCCTAAAATCTCAAATGTTTTTTCTCCAGCTCCCCCAGCAAATGCTACTTGATTTTGTGATGTTCCATTCAATCTACCGGTAGGTACATAACTTGAGTCATTGCTAACCACAACTAAACTATTTGTATTAATAGAAAAAGTTAAATTACTGAAACTTCTATTATTCCCACCTCTTCTGAAGAGAACTCTACTATCAGCATCAAGACCTATATCAGATGTACCACCACTAAAAGTTTGCCTATCTGGAGTTGTTGTTTCAATGCTTGCAACAAAGTATGCTGACATAACTAGATTAGCAGTTGGGTAATTAGAATTAGAAAGAAATGTACTTCCTAAATTAGTTCCTACATTTAAAAATTTTATAGTAGGTTTTCCACCGATTGTTTCTACTACACCAGTATCTACAACTCTAGGTTGGTCTGCTGTAGTTGTTTGAGACATATCTCTACCATTACCACTTTGGTCATACCACTTACTAACAAAACCATCTGTCTTGTGAGATGTTACTGCAAAATTACTTATCGTGTAAGAACCAGTATTACCATCAGCGAACATAAGGTGAGTTCCATTATTTGATGCAGTTAAAGTATCTGTATATGTTCCGTTAGCTGTAAATGTAGTACCACCAGATGCTACACTAGTTACAGTATTAGTTCCAGTTGTTCCTCTAATTTGTGGACTTAATGAAGATGTACTACTAAAGTTAGTTACAGTATATGTAACAGTCATTACATCACCATTTTTAAAAGTATAAGGAAATCCAGCTGAACCAGTTCCACCAGCACTATTATCGGCATCAAATCCAGTATTACCATTTGCTGTAAATGTGTAATTATCAAAAGGACTAGTACCATTTACTGCTGTTCCTACAGTTAAAGGAGTGCTACAAAAATCTGCTAGAGCTCCACTAGATACTTGATTCGCACTAAAGTCTTCTGAAGCACTATCGCTATTTCTACGAACTTCTACAACTCTTCCATTCATTGCACCAATATCTCGCAATGAGTAAGCCGCTGCGGCACCACCGAACCTACGAGCTATTCCTAGATCGGTGTATGCGTCTGCATAGCCCTTGTTAATATCCCAAGCACCACCAAGGTTGCCCTTGAGTACATTTTGGGCGGCACCTAGAAGTTCGGAAGACATAATTAATCAGTAAATTCTGAAGCGTGAATAGTAGCGTCTGTACCTCCGTCACGGATAAACTTAGCAGCAGCAGCTGCTTGTTTACTCCAAGTGTAAGAACGTCCAGCAAAAAGGATATGACCGTTTGAAGTAGTAGGAGCTGAGTCATCATAGGTTACTCGAACATCTGCACCTTGTACATCAAGGACAATATATCGAGTCAAGCTATTGAACGCAGTTCCGAACTGTACACCTCCAGCTGTATCATCAACTGTAAGTGTTTGGTCAGCTACACCGGGAGTCGGCTTCGGATATAAGTTGGTTACGTATGAGTTTGCCATATGAGTATTTTACATTAAGTGTCAACGAGATTGTCTGTTGACGTAAGTTGAAAATTTTTGATTTATTGAGTTATTATTATTGCGTATATCTATTTGTTCTAACTGAATAGCAATGTAACTTTCCGCTATTTGTTCTTCAGTCAAAGCTTTTCCGTGCTGACCATCCATACGCAAAAAGTCTGCATAAGAGGCGTGAGCTAAGTAATGAAAAAACTCACCGGGAATGTCGGTTGAATCAGCGGTAAATAAAGGTAATTGTTTTTTATAAGTTACAAATGCTTTGCCATCACTTTGTCCAACTATATTTAAGATATTAGCTCCATCTGCATCTACAAAAAAATCGTATTCTAATGCTGAGTTATTATAAAATGCTTGTTTTCTATGTATTCTAGTAAATTCACCGATTGTGTCCTTACCGCTTTGTGCATAGGGTATAAGATTTTTAGCTTCCACTAAGAGTGAATCAGATCCACTTCTAGGTGTCCAAGTTGTAACGTTTTCTAATACATCTTTTTTTAATGTATCAGCTTCTGTAAATTCAGTAGTACCAGCTACAACTGCATATCTACCATCTGACTGAATAGTTGCCGATGCTGCTGTATCTACTAACCAAGCATTATTAGAGTCCTTATAAATGATTACGGTGCTAGTAGTAACACCTTGGTATACATTTGTATTAGCTGTTCCTACACTTCCATCATTGCTACCTAAAAATTTATAATTCTGATTTACAGTTGTGCTTGTACTAGCAGTTGCTCCAGATAATGTATAAGCGTTTACATCTCTACCCTCTGAAGATACCACGTACCTTGACCAAGATGGACTCATATTGTATGCTTGAGAAGCCCTTCTATTTACAAAGTTTACAATATTTGTGTCCTCTTCAGTTGTAAATGAAGCCACACCAGCTAATGCTTGTATGAGTGCTTTTAGGTCTGTATAAGTTCTATCTTGCATTATATCTGATTAGGTGAAAGTTCTGGAAACTTCTTATTGTAGTACTTTAAAAATTCTTTTGAGTGCACTTGATCGTGGCCGTATTTTTGAGTTAATCTAAAAAACTCACGAGCCGGCATAGTTGCCACTGGCTTACCTAAAGTTGGGTGAGTTTTACCTCTTAGATCTGATGCTTCTCTTTTTGCTTGAGCAACACGTAGGTGCTCAGTTTCTTTTTCTAATTTGAAACCACTTTTGATTTCATTCATAAATGCTTGATCTATTTCACCAGTAGTGAAACTTTTTGGTAAATCTGTAATTATATCCATAAGTAGTTTTAAATTAAAAAAAAGGTAGGGGGCTTACGCCCCCGTACCAAGAATTTGTATTATGCAAATGATCCTAGATCAATGATGCGTAATCCAATAACAATGTTACCAGCTGTTAAGTTAGCTGTTGTTCCATTGACTTCAGCAAGAATAGAAGTTTCTGCTTGGTAAGGAACCGCTTGTGATTGGTTACCAGTGAATGACTCCCCAGTGTTAAATACTGGAGCTGACATTCCGTCAACATCAAGAGCGTCAATGAACTCATCTGGATCACCACCTGTAGTACCAACATCTAAAGTGATGTCAGTAGCACCAGCAAGTGCAGTTGATTCAAAGACACCAGCAAGTTCAACAGCACCGCCAGCTGGAATAGTGGCGATAGGAAGTTGACCGGCTGTACCTAATGTTTCACCATTGAATGGGTCTGTACCTAGTACAATTTGTTTTAAATCATCTGATGATAATGAGATGACGTGAGTATATCCGGAAGTTCCGGCTTCGTTTACAGTTAATCGTGCCATAGTGTTATTTCTCCTTGGTTAATAATTAAGAGATAGCTTGAATGTAACCGTGAGCACCTGGGTGGTATACACCTAGTGTCAAGGAGCAATCAACATAACCACGCTCACCACCACCCATATTAGGTAGGCGAGTTGAGCCCAATGGAATTAACTCGTGAACACCGAAGTATTCTGGGTTAACTAAGTATCCAGCACCGTTTGCTGTACCACCAGTTACTGCTGGCATACAATCTGGGTTACCGTTTACAACTGACACGATACCGTGGTCTGACTGATATAAGTCAACAGACAATTTGATTGCTGTGTCGTTACCATTGTAGTTCACGTTACGTACGTCATTTGCATTACCACTGCGTGCGAAATCAGAGATCTCATTACGAAGAGCTGTATCAGCAACTAACATTAGATCATTAACTGTTCCAGTTTCACGGTAGATCGAAGAGATCATTGTGTTAAGAACTGTTTCTGTGAAGTTAGCACCAGTTGCGTGAATAGATGCAGATGGTGTGCGGAAAGCAGCTGGAACATCTGATGGACCAGAACTGTCGATCCAGTCACCTAAACCACGTAAGCCGTAAGCTGTACCAGCACCGTTTTCAACAGAGCGATCTTGAGTACCAGCAAGTGTAGCCTCGATGTCGCGTTTGATTTCACGGATTGCTTTAGCTTCTGCTTGAGCGATCTTAGCTGGACCTACAGAATCAACAGCCTCTTGGAGGTCTGATACCATATAGTCACGGCGGAATTTTTGAACGTAGTTGCCTAAACGAGCACGTCCAGAGAATTTGTCAGTGAAAGCTGATACGTCAGCACCTTCAGCAACACCAGCAGTTGATGGTGCAGATAGGCTGTCGACAGTCCACTCAACAAATGTAGAACTAGCTTTCTGCTTTGAAGCAGAGGAAAGGATTGGAGTTTCTTCTGGAGCAAGAATTGACAAAACATCAGTCAAGTCTTCTCTGTTGGAAACACCACTTCCTGGATTTGTAGTATCGAATGTATTTGAGAATGACATTGTATTATAATTTTTTTAATTAACGATTTTTTAATTGTAGTGTTCTGAGACTGATGAAATCACTCTTATTGCCACTTTTTTTAAATCGAGAGCTAAGATCTTTAAGTGCCTTAGTTGACTTATTCACAGTTTTCTCTGATGTGCTTGCACCGGTTGCTCCGGTTTTTGTAGGATTAAGAGTTGGACTAGCAACTCCGCCTTTGACTGGTTGCCTACCGTAAATACTATTGGCAGCGTGTGCCATTAAGTAATTAAGTTGAGGTCTTACATCCGGCCCGGCTGACTCCCTTAACTTCTGGAATCTTTGGTCACCTATAATAGCTTCGTATTGTTTCCGAAGATCATTATCATCGCCTTGCATCCAATCAAGCTCTTCCTTCGCTTTATCCTCGAAGGCTTGCTCTAGCTGGTTTGCTTGTGCAGCTGTTTTTAGACTATTGAGTTGAGCTGGTAGGTACTTATCTCTAGCTTTTCTAGCGTTCAGCAAACTCGAACGCACTTCAGCTTTGGTAAGCTCTTTTCCGTCAACTTCTGCGACATAATCATCCGGCCCAGCACCATCTGCATTGAACAATGTATCCTCTGCCCATTCGATTACTTGATTAACTTCTTTTGCTTTATCTTGGAGATCACTTAATGTCTCTAGATTAGAGTAAGGATTGTCATCAACTTCTTCGTTTAGATTTAGAGGATCTTGTTGCTTTAGTTGGGATTGTAATTGTTGTAGTTTTTCTTCAGCTGCTTTACGCTTTGCGGTGAGTTCACCATAGCGAGCAACTGCTCTACTTCCCAACTTTTCAGATAGTTCCTTGAGCTCATCATCGGACATATCATCAAGATCAAACTGTGAAAGAACATCCTCTGAACCTCGTGGTTCTTCGGTTTGTTCAGCACCTTCTGTTTCATTAAGTACTTCTTCCGTCTCAGAGGAAGGTTGCTCGATTACTTCTTCTTGTGCCTCTACGGGTGGAGCTTCTTCTTGAGTTTCCTCTTGCTTCTGCCCCAAACGGCGGTTGACAAAGTCCGCCATTGACATATTATTTGACTGTAACGCTGTTGTTTCATTTACAGGTTCAGCGACTCCTGTTGTGATTTCTTCTGACATAATGTTTATCCGCTTGTTAACGCCGAGCGTAGGCGATGACTATATTATATATTACTATGCAATAGTTTAAAGTCTGTCTTGAAATCTGTTTCGTAGATTTCTCCAGTCGCACATTTGTAGTACCTGGTCATAGGTAAGAATCCTACCAGATATCTGCTGTATATTGTCAGAAGTAGCTTCGTGCAACTCTTCTATAGTCTCCTCTCGGAGATCACTTATTACTTGTAAGAATCGAGCAAAGTGCTCGTGTTGTGATAACGCTTGTAAGTCTTCTTCTAAGCTCATTGTTTTTTATAATTTTTTAGAAAATCAGAAAATTTTTCCATACGTATAGCAACACCTCTTTGTCCACTTCCTTTCTGTTTTGCTTTTTGGTAACCTGTGTGTTTTAAAAACTCTCTACCGGCACCTTCAAAATCTCCAGCTAACATTAATCCTATAGTTTTTGGACTATCACTAAGGCCTCCTCGGTAGTATGACTGTATCGCCATTTGTCTCATAGGTAAATCAAAGTCATTAAACTTACTCCCAAAATGATCCGACGATTTAGCAATCCTTACCTTTTCTGCAATATCTTCTCTCAGAAGTTTTTCAGCTTCGTCTTTAGTTATTGTTTGTCCTGGCTTGATATCACAACTTGTATGACTATATCCTATAGCCAACTTAGGTCTTACTGTACCATCGGCTTCATAGCAAACTTCATCTTCAAATAAATGTTCTGCCTCTAAAATTAATCTACCTTCTTCTGCTTTTATTAAAGGTACATAGGATTCTATTTCTTCATTGATGAAATAGCTAGGCTTTTTTTGTTTTTTAGGATCTTTTCCTATTACCTCTTTCTCTGCGTTAACGTTAGATTTTTCGACAGGTTTGTCTTGTTGTCCTAAAACAAAATAGTCAACTGTTGGAAACTCTTCAGAATGAAATATATCTTTTTGTTTATATTTATTGCCAAAATTGCCACCAAAAATTAGGGAAAGAAGATTCATACTACATTCCTTGTGTCTGTATATCTCCCATCTGAGCTGGCTCTGTTCCAACTCTTCCGATTTGAGCATTCTGCATTTGTTGCATTTGGAATGTATACTGTCCAGCGTACTTTTCCAATCGAGCTGCAAAGGCTTCATCGGACTGCAGGCGTTGAGCAACATCTGGCTGAGAAGTATACTGCTGAATAACTTGCATTGCAATCTGAGCACCGTTAGGACGTGCCGGCATTTCAATACCAGCAAAGATCTTAGAAAGGTCATCAGTTACTTGGCGAACCACCTGTTCTTGAGCCGCTTCAATGGGTTGAAGTACACTATCCGCAAGAACCGGATCAACAGCAAAAGCAGCACTGTCGAGAAGACTGTTAATGTCAATTCGACCGTTACGATCCATTTGTGTAAGGGAAACCATTTGCTGAAGTTTCTTCTCTTGGGTTTCTGGGTCATTATTAAGAACATCAAAATCTATAATTATATCAAAGTTTTCGTCTGGGTTACCTTTGTTAAATATTTGAGGATCTGGAGATCCGGTAACTCTAAAGAAAGTTGAGTCCGGTCCAAAACGCTGATAACATCTGTAGCACATTTGTAATACTTCAGCAGCGTGATGTAAGAACTTGTCAACTAAGAACTGTTTGCGAATTTGACTGATTTGTGATGTTTCGTCCAATCCACACAATCTATCCGCTTGCTCCTCCATAGTTCTCTCAATCTCAATAGAACCGGTAGGTGCTGGCGGAGTAGGTGCAAAGTCTAAGTCTCCTTTACGTCTGTAAGGAATCATTCGACCTGGTCCCCAATCTGTTGGTGCTTGACCAACTGGGTGTAAAATCGGAGGCAGTGTAGCTAGTGAGTTTCTGTCTATACGAGAATCTCTTTCTACCTTAACCTGGTTCTGTATACCACGTAATACATCTGGTATAGTCTGAACATCGTAAAGTCTCTTACTATCTTCGGATAGTTTAGTTACTACTACTGGATAATCTTCGTATCCATTCAATAACTCAAACTTAGCATATCCTTGAGTTGTTTCATCTCCACTGAATTCCTTGTGGAAGACAGTGCAATAAATACCTTCGGATCCGTCCTCTCTGTCAACTAAGCGTTGGTATCCGTAAACAATCTCTATCAACTCCTCTGCCTCATAAGCATTGTCAGTTAAGGATGTACTTCTACGGCCTTCTTGCTCTCTTTCAATTGAGTCAATGTTTACACCTCTGTATTTGTCGATTACGTGCTCTACAAAACCTTCATCCCAGTCATCCGTTATTACTTTGTTTAATAACTCTTGTGCTGTATAGTACGTCTTCCAAAAACAATATGGAGCCCTCTGAGGATCTGTAACGTACGGAGGAAAGAAGAAGTCTCCATCTGGTGCAAGTGTCTTTACTTCTGGAGCATTTACTTGTCTTCTTACAACAGGTAATTGTGCTAATCCTTTTTTACGTAAATCTTTGATTGCCTTCTTGGCTCTTTTCTCTAAAGTGCCTGGAAAAACATTCATTATCAAAGACGTTAGTTCAGCGTCATTGTTGCCTTCTATTATAGCTTCGGTTATAATTGGATCTATTTCAGAAATTTGCTCTAGGGTCAAATTTTGCAAATAAGTTCTATCCTCTCTTAGCCAACCTACGTAAGTAACTAGCAATCCACGCTCTAGCAAATAGTTTGCTCCTAGCTCCATTTCTTTCTTGAATCTAGGAATGTACCCAGAAGATACCATCCACTTCAGAAAACCAGACACCAGCTTGCTTCGTGCTATATCAGAACTTTCAACTGGGAAAGCACGAATATTAGCCCGGTTAAGACTAGACATAAATAAAGCAACAAGGCGTGTAATCCGTTCATCGATAGTGTGTGCCTCCATATCAGCAGCACCTTCCCAAGGGAATGCATCCGCTCCGTGCTTTCTGTGGTCACGACTTTTGCCTGGCCACCAGTTACGGCGGTCATCATAGCTTGTTCTACATAAATCAAAGTAAGCCTCTAGTTCGACTGTAGTCTGATCGTATGCATAACGAAGTGTATTGATATCGGGCTCTTTCTCCTTATAAGTAAGAGCTTCTGAGATTGAGTCACTTTGCATTGATTATTAATCTTTGATTAATCTTCTAACACCTATTGCAGTCTTTACATTGTTTGCCATTGCTTTTCCAGCAAGACCAGCAGGCACCATTCCGGCAGCCATTAATGCAGCTTTTGCGGCAGTAGACATTTCTTTATTATCTTTCTTTTTTTTGTTATATCCAGGCATAGTTAAATTGGGTTTATTTAATATAATATCACACGCATCAACCTCTTTGAGGAGTTTGTGTCCAAAAATATTTTGGCTCTGCACCACTATTGTCAGCTTCAACGTAAACAACCTTGCCAGGTGTTATCTTTGCTTGCCATTTTTTAGGTACCTTGACTGCAACCTTCTTACTCAGTTCCTTGATGTAAACCATAACGTAATTAGGATTGATCGCTCTTGATAAAACCGGTCCACGGTAAAGAACAGGCATAGATATGACTTCTTCTAGGACTCTTTGTCCGTCTTCATCTACCCAGATGTTCTTACCTTTTCCAGATACCATCTCTTCTTCTAGATTGTCAAAAACAATCTTCTTTGCATCCTCAAATGGAATGCCGTATTCTTCTGCTATATTAGTTAGTCGCTTTTTTGGCATTAGTAGCCTCCTTTATTATTTGTTATTGTTAGTAAACTCCTCGCATCAATATGATCCGGCCCTTCTCCAGAATTTGCCATTCGTAGATATCTAATGACATCGAAGAAGTCCTTGAGGGGTTCATCAGACTTTCCACTTGAGTTATAGTTTATTAAAGAATCTATTAGGTTTCCACAATCTTTGTGGATATAGCACATCGGCTGGTTTGCATCATCGATCTCTACATTGGGATTGTAACTAAACCATTCGTCCAATGCGTTGATACCTATCTCTTCCTGTCGGCCATCACTAGGCACAAAGTGCATACCGTAATCATAGAAGGCCGTGAAGAGATCATCATTGTTCTCATTCTCCCTAGCAAAGTATCTGGAGTCACCGATTCGCTCTATGACTTCTATACCTAGCTCTTCTTCTATCTCTTTAAATAGTTCGACATAGCCCTCTACATTGTATCCTATCTTTTTGGAGGCTGGTCCGAAACGCCACTTTGGATCGCCGAAAATTGCCCATTCACCAAATGAATCACGGTCTGGCCACTCTCGTCTAATAAATACTCTACCGTCTCGATCCACTCCCGCCCATATCGCAACATAGTTTCTTGCTCCGGCGGGGTCGACCACC